TGGAAAGATAGAGGTGACTCACCAGGAAGACCAGTAGGTATACATACAGATCCTGCTATTATGGCTAAAACAAATAGAGGGGATGATAACAAAGATAGACTTGAAAACGGTAACTATGTAGAAGATACAGGAAACCATTTCGTTTATATCCTAGATAAAAATTATCAACCAGTTGAGCAAGCGTTGATAACTATGAAATCTACGCAAAAGAAAAAATCTAAAACTTGGAACACAATGATTGGTACAAGAAGAAAACAAGGAAAGAAATCCATGTTCAATCCACCAAGATGGTCTACAGTTTATAGATTAAAAACTACTAAAGAATCTAATTCACAAAACTCTTGGTATGGTTGGGTTGTTGAGTTTGATAAGTTTTTAGATGAAACTAAAGACACTAAACTTTTACAGACAACACATTCATTTTATGAGTCAGCGATGAAGAGTGATATCTTTGGTAAAGTAGATTTTGTTGAAGAAAAACAACAAATGAAAAAAGCTGATGGTGTTCCATTTTAATGATCAAGGATCTCTTAGAGTTATTTCAAGGTGATCCAAATCAGTATCTCACTACCGTCCTTACTGGGACGGTAGATGAGAGGGGCAAGCATGAAGCAAAGTGCACTACAGTTCATGAACCTGTTACTGAGGACATTTGGGATAAACACATAAAAGGTGAAATTAGAATTGGAATAAGACCTGAGAAAGAAGATTTAGTTAAGTGGGGTTGCATTGATATTGATCCACGAAGCTACAAAGATTATGCATCTAAAAAATATTTAGACATAATTAAAAATAATAACTTACCACTTGTACCTACAAGATCTAAATCTGGAGGGTTACATTTATTTATTTTTTTAAAAGATTGGTCAGATAAAAAAAGGGTGCTTAAAGTTTTGCATTTTTGGAACGATAAATATTTTTTAAGTAAAGAGGTTTTTCCTATGAACAAAGCTGTGAATATGCCATATTTTAATGCACAAGCAACCACGGAACACGGATATGAAAATAACATTCCAATATTGATAGGTCGTTTTATAGATTACGCTAAGACACAAATTATTTCACTAGAAAATTTAGAAAAGATTAAGACAGATGTTTATGAACCTGAGAGTAGATGGTCTGAATATCCACCTTGCGTCCAAAGTATGATCAATGAAAAATGGTCTGGTAATCATAGAAATGATTTGTTGTTTAATATAGGCGTTATGGAAATGAGAAAAGCTGACGGGGAGCTTTCTAAAAAAGAACTTTTAGAAATATTAATTGATAGAAATACACAAGTTTTTGATACACCCTTATCACCACAAGAAATTAAAACAACAATATTAAGTTCATTATCAAAAAAGAATTACACGCTAAAATGTAATACACCATTATGTTCTAAAGATAAATGTAAGCATAGAGCTCTAGGTATAGGCACACAACCTCCAGACATTGTTAATGATTTTACCAATATTACTTATACAAGGTACATGAAAACTATTGAATATAGTTTTAAATATCAGGATGAAGAAATTACAGTAAGACCCGAAGATATGGTAGATGAGAAAGCATGGAGAAAAAAATTACTAGGTTTTAGAATTTATTGGAAAACATTGGAGCGACCAAAAAAAGCGCCACCACCTTTTGAACTTTTGATGCATCATATAGTGTGTAATGCCACAGAAGATACAGAGTCTAAATGGTTAGATGTCTTAAATGAAGAGCAATACGATATTCTTAAAAAATTTTTTGAAGATCATTTGGAAGTAGATGATTACAAAAAAATAAAAGATGGTTTTGTTGTAGTGGATTCTAAAACACAAATTTGTTATTTTAAACAAAACACTTTAAAAAAATTTATTTCCGGTAAGAAATATTTTAACACAACCAAGGAGGCAATGAAGTTATTGGATTGTCAACATATAGATTATCATGAAGGAGAAAAAAACGTATGGTCTGTAAAAATGCCAGAGTTTGTTGTATACAAAGAGGCTAAGAAAAAAGCACCACAAAAGAAAAATCAAATATCAGAATTAGATGACGAATATCACACAGGAAAATTCAGAACTTAAACTTCTAAAAGAATTTAAAAAGAAGACTATAAAAATATTTGGACCACCAGGCACCGGAAAAACTTTCACACTCATAGAAAGAGTGTTAAAAGGTCATTTAAAAAAAGGAGCTAGACCTCAACAAATAGCTTTTTTATCTTTTACAAACAAAGCTGTGAATACTGCAAAAGAAAGGGCTCTAGAAGCTTTCCCTCAATATGAGGCAGATGACTTTAACAAATTTAGCACTTTACATAAATACTGCAGAAAATTTTTTGAAGAAGAAGTTTTTGATCCAAAAGATTGTATGATTGATTATGCACTACAAAATCATATTGTAAAAAGAACAGATTCAAGGTTATCTGAGGATGACTTTACTTACAAAGATTGGTCCTTACAAATTTATAGTAAGGCTAGAAATTTAAGACAAAGTCCCACCACTATCTACAAACAAGAAGGATATAAAAGAGATAGTCTAGATGTTTTTGTAAGAAAGATAAGAACATATGAGCATTATAAAACTTCTGGTGGTCAGAGATCTTTCATAGATTTTGATGACATGATTGAAAGAGCTATACATGAAGTAAACTTTCCGCCATTAGATATTTTAATTTTAGATGAAGCTCAAGATTGTACTCCTCTTCAATGGGATGTAATTTATAAGATGGCCAAAAGAGTAAAACGTATTTATCTTGCTGGTGATGATGATCAAGGTATATACAAATGGAATGGTGCTGACCCGTTATATTTTACAGATTATTTTCCTGGTAGAAAAGTTAGATTAAGAAAGACAAGAAGATTTGGGGAGGCTATACATCACTTCTCACAAATTATTCGTAGGGGCATACAAGGAAGTATAGAAAAAGAATACCTGCCTTCAGATAAGGATGGTTATGTGAAAAGCTATTTTGATTTTAGCGACATACCTATAAAAAAAGAAAAGGGAACTTGGTTTATATTAGGTAGAATTAACAGCACTGTTAATGAATTAAGGATGATAGCAAAAGATGCCGGATTATATTTTAAAGATAACCATGAGAATAAATGTTTTGATCAAAGACAATGGCAAGCGATTAAGTCTTGGACAAGACTAAGTAATAGTAAAAAAATAAACAAACATGATGCTCAAAATTTATACAGATATGTTCGTGAATTATCGCAGACAAGTTTTAGAGGAGACAAGTTTTGGATGGGAGAACCAGACTTTAGAGATTACAGTTTTGAAGAACTAAAAGATTGGTGTGGTCTTGCACTGCCAGATAAATCTAAAAAGAAACCATGGTTTTGGATATTAAGGAGAAACTTTAAACCAAAACAAACAAGACACTTTATTAGATTACTTAGAAATTATGGACAAGAAGAATTAGATCAGGATCCAAAAATTATTATAGATACAATACATTCTGTAAAAGGTGATGAGGCTGATCATGTAGTCATGTACAGTAAAGGTAATTATGCATCAGACTTTGGACATAAAAAAAGAGATGATAAAACAGATGAAAGAAAAGTTTGGTATACCGGAGTCACTAGAGCAAAAAGAACTTTACATTTACTTCGAACAGACTATAAATATAACTATCCATTAGGAGCAGATTATTTAATCTATATTAAGGAGAAAATGAATGACTGACGTAGGAATGTTTGAAAAAATAGATGACCCTCAAGATCGTCAAATAGGTGGCCGACACTATAAAGGTTATGCCATATCACCATACGACTTTATTTCACAAAATCAATTAAATTTTTTTCAAGGCGTATGTATAAAGTATCTAGTAAGGTATTTAGAAAAAGGTGGAGAGGAAGACTTGCAAAAAGTTAAACATTACTGTGATTTAGAAATATCTAGATTACGCAAAGATAAGAAGATTATTGAAAAAAGAAAAATGCGAAAATAATGAGTTTACAACTAACAATGAATTTTAAAAAACATATTTGGTCATGTCCATCTGAATATAAAGATTTATCAGGAGCTAAAGAAATAGCTATTGATTTAGAAACAAAAGATGATGGATTATCTGAGGGCTTAGGTGCAGGCTGGGCTTTAGGTAAAGGTAATATTATTGGTTTTGCCGTTGCTGTAGAGGGATGGCAAGGTTACTTCCCGTTTGGACATTTTGGTGGTGGCAACATGATACCTGAACAAGTTAAAAAATATATGAGGGATATATGTGCTTTACCTTGTACGAAAATTTTTCACAATGCACAATATGATGTAGGTTGGTTAGAGGCTGAGGGTATTAAAGTTAATGGGGATATAGTTGATACTATGATAGCAGCAGCCATAATTGATGAGAATAGATTTTCGTATTCTTTGAATGCATTATCCGTAGATTACTTAGGAGAGATAAAAGCAGAGACTGATTTAAAAGCTGCAGCAGCTGCACATGGTGTAGATCCTAAAGCAGAGATGTGGAAGTTACCAGCAGAGCATGTAGGTTTTTACGCTGAACAAGATGCACGGCTCACGCTCCTATTATGGCAAAGATTCAAACAAGAGATCTCACATCAAAGCTTAACTACAGTTTGGGAGTTAGAATCTAAACTATTACCTATCTTAATAAAAATGCGTCAACGAGGAGTGAGAGTGCAGGTAGACCGTGCTGAATCATTAAAAAAAGAAATGATACTCCAAGAAAAGAAAGTATTACAAGAAATAAAAAAAGTTTCAGGAGAAGAGGTCGATATTTGGAATGCCAGAAAAATAGGAACAGCTTTTGACAAATTAAAAATAGATTATCCAAGAACTGCAAAAACTGGTGAACCTTCATTTACTCATAACTGGTTAGTTAATTCTAATCATAAACTAGCAAAGTTAGTATTACAAGGAAGAGAACTTAATAAATTTCATGGAACGTTTTTAACTTCTATTATGAAGTATCAAGTTAAGGGTAGAATACATGGCGAAATTATGCAGTTGAAATCTGAATATGGTGGTACTGTGTCAGGAAGATTGAGTATGTCTAATCCAAACTTACAACAAGTCCCTGCTAGAAATAAAGAGTTTGGTCCTAAAATTAGATCATTATTTATACCGGAAGAGGATCACCAATGGGGAAGCTTTGATTACTCGCAGCAAGAACCACGAATGACAGTTCATTATGCAGCTTCAATAGGTGATGGTTATGATGGATCACAAGAATTAATCGAATCTTACAAAAAGGATCAAGCAGATTTTCATCAAACAGTTGCTGATTTAGTAGGAATAGAGAGAACTCAAGCAAAAACCATTGGCCTAGGTTTAATGTATGGTATGGGGAAAAATAAATTAGCCATTAGTTTAGGTGTTACAAAGGAAACAGCAGATGCTTTAATATCAAAATATAATCGTAAAGTACCATTCGTAAAACAACTTTCTGATAAATGTATGCTTACAGCTCAAGAAAGAGGTGTAATAAGAACTAAGAAAGGTAGAAAGTGTAGATTTGATATGTGGGAAACTAAAGATTTTGGTTTACATGTTGCAGAAAAAGAAGACAACGCAATCGCTAAATATGGTAAAGAAAATATTAAGAGAGCGTATACTTATAAAGCGTTAAATAGATTAATACAAGGATCATCAGCGGATCAAACAAAACAAGCTATGATAGATTGTTATGAAGCGGGTTATTTACCAATGCTACAAATACATGATGAACTTTGTTTTAATATTAAAGATGAAAAACAAGCAAAACAAATTAAAAAAATTATGGAGCAAACGATAGAATTTAAAGTACCGTTTGAAGTAGATTATGGTTTGGGCAGGTCGTGGGGTCAGGCTAAGTAAAGAAGACATAGCATATTGTGCAGGTCTTTTCGATGGTGAGGGTTGCGTTATGTATAAACAATACTCTAGATCTCGTAATGAGGGTAAGACATCTCATTTAGTTTGGAAGATATCATTAGAAATAAATATGGTGCAATTAGATCCATTACATTACTTTTATAATGTTTTTAAAGTTGGCAGTATTTCTCATAAATCTAATTTAGGTTTTGGAAGAAAAGATCAATGGAGATGGCGATGTTCTCATAGACAAGCATTTGAAGTTGCAAAAAAAATCTATCCTTTTAGTATAGTTAAAAGACCAAAATTATTAGAAGTAATAAATCATTATGAGTTTAAAAAGCCGATAGGTGTCCTGCAAAAAAAGTATGATTTTTCTAAATTTTAAAATTTAACCTAAGCTTGTGCTAAAGCTAAATTTTCTTGTATGTCCTGATACTTAATCGTGTTTCTAGTCGATCTAATATCAGTTTCTGTTTTGTGCATTTCAACAGTAACTCGGCCATTTAAGATTAAATCTGATGACCACTGGTTCTCAAGTTTCTGGAGCTTCACTAACAGTTTTCTTTTCTCCGGACTCATCAAGTTCCTCATAAGTTATGACGGTTTTTTTATGATTATAAAAGTCTTCATTCAAGGCTGTTATAACTCCGTCTTTTACTCGTTGTGAAAACTTATTTAAAGCCTCTATGGCCGTATCAGCTTTGATAATATCCCTTAGATATTTACCACATGCTCTAGCTTGGATACGATAAGCTCTCATAAGATATAATATTAAAATTTGTGTACGGTGTCAACACTGGGGTCACTAGACAAGCAATATACCTCTTTATGGGTCAAAGATAGCCCTTTTTTTGCGATTTCCTCCTTATAGCGGTGTAGGTAGCTATGGAACTTTACAGAGCAGTCAGCATGGCTAATAGCTCCAGGGATGTATACCTGTGTGCATTGATTATCCATATTAGGGTGATCATTACACACATATCCAAAGATAATCATGGCATATACTAGTTGCATAAGAATACATACCATTTTTAAAAATTGTGTAAAGATCTTCTTGACTTATTATAATATCTTATCTATATAAGTTATGATGACGAAAATGAATGATGAAGAATTTGCTGCTTGGATTGCATCTAAACAAGATTCAGGTGATTATGCAAGAGATCCTTATAAAAAAAATTCATGGCAGGATAAAAGAATAGCTGCAATGAATAGAGCCTCATTTAAAAAAGGCTGGGCTTTTGATGAAAAAAACCCGTGGTTTGATCAATGGGTTGAAATACTTAAATCTAAAGCAAACTCACTTCAAGAATTTAAAAAGGAGGAATGGTATGTTCGATCAAGAAAACAATCTTAGTTTTACAATAGCTAGTTGGTTAAGACACCATAGAAAAAGTAATGGTCTTTTGCAATCTGACATTGCTAAAATATTAAACGTATCTCATCAAAGTATTAATAAATATGAACATGGCATTTGTAGAATGTCAGGTGATTCATTAGTAAAGTTAACTAATCATTATGGCTGGAGCCTAAATGGATTAATCAAGAGGAAAGGAGACGATCATGTCTGAAGAAAAAAAAATAGTAACTGTAATTAGTATCGCTATAATTGCAATGTTAATGACAGCATGCTCAGCAAGCTACACTGTGAAGTTTGGTAAAAAGTGTACACCAGATCACAAAGAGTGGTCTTACATTTGGTTTGTAGAGAAAGAAGGAAACAATGTTGCAAAAGAAAACTGTAAGGAGAAAAAATAATGCCAAGATGTTTTGATTATAAAGTAAAAGTAAACTTTGAAGTTTCTGCGCATGGAGAAACAAAAAGACTAACCGACAAAGAAATCAAAGAACAAGTTGTAGATATTTTAAAGGACCATTTGAAAAGAACGAAGAAATCTAAATACTTTAAAATAGAAAGAAACTATACAATTGCTAAGTGGGCTAAAGAGTATAAGAAAAAATATGGACGTAAGACTGCTTAAAATAAACGCAATGAAAAGGTTTTATAAATTTATGAACACTAATATGGTGGCATTAAATTTATGGAGTGAGTACAATCCAGTTGGTAAAATTTATGCTGGTTTAGAAAAAAGACAAGAGATAGCTGACAAGAGATTTAAGTTTTGTATGGAGAGATCTAAAACAAGACCAGGTTGGAAAGTTTGTTATTTAAGATACTGTCAATTAGCTAAAGCAGATACATTATTAAATTATATAAAACAAAGAAAGGAAAGACATGGACATAAGTAAATGGAAAAGTATGGCAATAAGAAAAGAAGACCACACTTTATTAAAAGGACTTTGTGCAGATAAGTATAGAGCTCCTGCAGCAATGTTTCAAAAAATATTGCATGACTACATTGGTTTTCAAGCCAAGAAAAAAGGAACGAGTGTAGATAAATATAAAGCTGACTTAACTAAAAAGGGTAACGGCAAGTGACAATCACAGCGGTTGATATTAAAAGATTTTCTTTTAACACAAAAGGTAAAGAAAGTTTCACAGTTGAGTACAATCAAGTGACTGATGAAATTACTTTACTTGTTGATGGTATCGAGAGAAATAAATTTAAATCACAAGATGCAGAAAAAAAATACGAGGATTTATTAAACTACATAAAAAAAGAATTTATAAAATATAGAGATGTGGTTAAAAACTAAAAAAATCATCGTAAGGTTAAGAATGTGGATCGCAGACATAAGAGGTCATCACGGTAAGAGATGGAACTATGAGCCAGGCGATTGGTACATGGGAAGACATAAAAAAAAATAAATCTAATGTTAGTGCTTGGTATTCAAATACAGCATCAACCCTCAGCTTGTTTATTTGAAGATGATAAATTGGTTTGGTATCAAGAGGAAAGAAAAACAGTAGGTAAAAAAAGAGTCAAAGACTTTCCTTATTGGTCCTTAATAAATTTATTGAAAAATTACAAAACATTAGATCATTGTATTCTAACTGGTTACAATTACAGTTATGATTTAGTTCAAATGATTGAGGGTTACTTTGATCACATGTCAATAAAAATAAAAAATCCAATACAGTTTCACGATAGGCCACATCATATTACTCATGCATTCAAAAGTTTTTTTGATTCTGGATTCGATGAGGCAAGAATTTTTGTAGTGGATGGTAAAGGTAGTAATTATAAAAAAACTTTTGAGACTACATCGGTTTATCATTTTAAAAAAAATAGTGTGAGGTGTTTATATAAAAGGGCTCACTCAAAAGATAATTTAGATCTAGGTAGATTCTATGAAGCAATAACAAATCATTGGAATTTTAAAGAGACAGAGGAAGGTAAATTTATGGGCTTCCAATCCTTTGGAATTCCTCAAAATAATTATAAGGATAAATACTCCGAGGATGATGTAAAAAATTTAAATATGCATTTGAATACAGCAGCTACTTGCCAACAATATTTCGAAGATAAGTATAAAGAGTTAGTAGAAAAATATAAGTTTAAAAATATGGTATTTACTGGAGGCACCGCTTTAAATGTAGTTAATAATTATAAATTACAAAAACATTTTAGTGATTGTAATTTGTGGTTTGATCCCCTTTGTGAGGATGTAGGAAACTGTATAGGGGCTGCATATATGCAAATTACTAATCTAGATAGAACTGTAAAGAAACTTGAAAACATTTATTTAGGTGAAAAAATTTGGAGAATACCCAACGGTTTCAAAGATGTTAAAGTAAATGATGTAGTTAAAATTTTAGAAGAGGGCCATGTAGTAGGATTAATACAAGGACCTACAGAAGCAGGTCCAAGAGCTTTAGGTAATAGAAGTTTATTACTTGACCCAACATTACCTGATGCAAAAGATAAAATGAATGAGATAAAAAAAAGAGAGAAGTTTAGACCTTTTGCTTGTTCTATCTTAAAAGATGCAGCTGATGATTATTTTGATATGTTAAACTTAAAAGACACTCCATTTATGATGCATGCTCCACAAGCTAGATTTTTAGCTAAAGATACCATCCCTTCATTAGTTCACGCTGATAATACTTGTAGAGTTCAAACAGTGGGGCCTGATGATAATAAGATATTGTTTAAACTTCTTAAAAATTTTAAAGTGCCTGTCTTGATGAATACTTCATTTAATTTAGCCGGTAAACCCATAGCAAGTAACTTTGATCAGGTCATGGATACCTTTAAAAAATCGTCTTTGAAATATATTTATTTTGCTGATTTTAATAAATTATGTATAAAGGATTAATTATAACTATGGTTGAATGGAGGAGATAAATGGTAAA